CCCGTAGGTCGGGGTGATCGAAGGAAAAGTAGCCATTAGCGGGTAAGCAGACCACCAGGCCGCTTCTGTTTAATCAATTCTGCCTGCACTGCTTGTCCAATCAAGCGACCAAGCTGCTCCGCACCACCTTGGTTGCCCTGTACTTCCGTTCCAGAGGCATCGACGTTGACGACGACGCTGGTGCCGCCCATAGCGCCGTTTGGAACGATATTGCCTTGCGCTCCAGGAATAAACAACTCGGGACCACGCTCGCCAACCATGTAAGGACGGCCTGCGCCAACCGCTCCACCAAGTGCTCTTTTCTCGGTAAACGCATTCGTAAAGCTGCCAGCGTTGAAAGGTTCGGTTACATACTGCTGAACTCCGTCGATGTTTAACTCCTTAGAGGCTCTAGTGCTGGGAAAGAAGCTCATAAACAGCTTCACCGCTTGCATCCTGAGCTGAGCTGCAATCATTTCTGCAGCCATATCAAGGAAGTGATCCGCTGTGCGCTGGAACAGGTTGGCCAGTGCCTGCTGAGCACTCATGCTGCCTGACACAATGCCCTTAAACGACTCGCTGAAGGCGCTGCCTAAAGTCCGCGACAACTCGATGGCTTGCCGCACCGGGTCGTTCAACTCATTGATTATTCCTTGAATTGCTTTTATCTCGTCGTTAAACCTCTCAGCGGGAGTCTTTTCTCCTTTAATTTCGCCCTTGGCAATACGGCCTTTTTCTTCGATCTCATTCCGCCGCCTTAGTGCAGCGTTAAGTGCATCAACTGCAGCAGCGTGAGCCTTGGTTCCTTCCGTCTCAGCAACTTTAATTCGCAGATTTTCAATTAAGATTTCGTTGCTTTCAAGCTGCTTCTCTACCAGTCGATCAATCTCTTTCTTCTGCTTCTGAGCCTCAATCACCTGCTTCGCGGCAGCAGGCGTAGAGCCATTCATAATTAGCTCGCCATATTCTTTCTCAAATGCGTTGCGATCTCTTATAGCATCCAACTTCTTCTGCAAGGGCTCCAGCAGTTTTTCACCAGCCTTGTTTTGACGCTCAATAAGAGCAGTCGCTTCTCTCTCAAACTTAAGGTTTTCAAGGTTAATGGCTTGGGTTTCAATAGACTGGCTTAAACGAATATCTTCTTGGTCTGTTAGACGCTTGCGTTCTGCCGTGCCAGTTTCTTGTATTTGTGCAATTCTTGACTCAAGGGCAAGCTTGCGTCTAATAATTGACGCACCTTCAGAACTAATGCCAACAAATTTTTGCTCAGAGGCAATTTGCTTATTAAGAATGTTGAGACGTTTTTGAAGGTTAATTGTTGGATCTGCTTTGGTTCCTTCATCTTCATCAACAAGCTCGTTAAGCTCTCTAAGCCCCTGAACAACGTCGGTTACGTCGGCAGTAGCAAGGCCCAATTGTTTCCGTATTTTTTTGCTAAATCTTGCGACCCTTTCGTCTCTTAAATCTTCAGGGGTAAGGATAGGAGCAATCGCCATTCCTTCCGCTCCAGCGCCTGCCTGTGCAAGCCCGGCAAAGAAACGATCCCCTAGGCTAACAATAGATTTTTCAGCTATTAACTGGCGCTCTCGCTCACCCGCAATAGCTTTAACAAGTTCAAGCTCAACCTCAAGCTGATTGCCTGCTTCAAGCTGAGTAAGAAGCTGCCTTGCTCTTGTTTTGCCAATTTTGTCTACATTAGCAAGAATAACTTTGCCTAAATCTGATTGCTTTGCAACTGCTGCCAACGCTGCAGGCGTTTGTGCATCTTTCCCAAAAATTAAGGCAAGATTTTTTAGCTGCTCTGTATTTGCCCCAAGGCCCTTAAAGCCTTGAAGAGCCTCAACAGTTTCATCCTTGGTGCGCCCTAAAGCATCAGCAAGGTCGTTAATCTCGCTAGCTGTAATCGAAGTTGAAGTGGCCGTGCCATCAAGCCCTGAGTTCAACGCAATAAGGCTCTTATCAAATTCTTCAGCGTCTGCTATGGCTTGGCCTAAAGCCGTACCAACAATGGACAGCGCAAATCCAAATCCACCTCCAATCGCACCACCAGCCAAGCCCCCAATCGCACCACCAGCTGCTGCAGTGCTCCCCTGGCCAAACAGCAACGGAAAACCACCACCAATTAAGCCGCTGCTAAGCGCTCCACCAATCCTTTGTCTGCCTTGTCGGCGCTGAAGCAGAAGAGATTTTTTATCTGCAGCAAGAGCCCTTTCCTTTTGAGCAGCCAGCGCTTGCTGATTGCTAATCATGTCTTTTTGCTTTTTATCAATCTTTTCAGCTAGCAAGTTTCTTGTTTTGTCTGATCCTATTAACTGTTTTGCTAAAGCAAATTCTAGGTTTTTATTAAAAACACTCTTGCTGCTTAAAGCGTTCATTTCTTTTAGTATTGCCGATCGCTGTTGACTTTGACGAGTCAAGAGCTGTGCAGTTCTATCCGGCTGCATAATGCGTGGCAGCTCTGGACCGATTGGCTGCATGTATTGACGAGCGCCCAGCATTAGCTGCTCTTGACGCCTAATTTCTGGTTGGCGCTGACGCATCCGGCCAGCAGACATTAGTCTTGAAATCTCTTCTTGGCGATCAAGCGCCTTCATTTGAATTCGAGCACGCCGACTCTCTGTCGCCAGTATTTTGTTTTGAGTGCTTAATTGCGTGCCTAGGGCTCTGTTTTCATCCCTAATCGCATTTTGTCTTGCCTGCTCTAGCTTTTTAAATTGCGATTGTCGCTCTCTTGATGCCGAGCCCATAGGCGTTGCACCAACAGCCTGACCACTTTCTATTCTTTTTAACGCTGCCGCTCTTTGCTCAAGGCTTCGAGTAACCTCTCTATTAGTCGCGACAAGATCTTTGCTTGCAGTAATAAAAGATTTTGTCCCTAAAACTGCTTTATTAAAGTTTTTTTGTGCTTCTGCTAAAGTTGCATTTAAATTTTTAACGTTAGCAATAGCATCTAAAGTAACTCCGGCCATTTTGGCCAAAAGTCTGTTAGACGAGTCAACAAGGTTGCCTGTACGTTTAAGGTCGTCGCCAAGCTGCTTAACTTTTTGCGAGTTCTGAACCGCAACCTTGATATTTACGCCGTAGTCAGCCACAGACTTCGGTCCAGAACCTATTGACCTACTTTACCTCCTGCCAGCGCTTTGCGCTCCCTGGCGCATTTTGGCCTGATCTCTAGCCTTATCCTCTTCTTCTCGTCGCAACTCGTAGAAAGCGGCCCAACCAATCAACTCCTCTTGAGTCAGGTGCTGCGAAAGCTGAGCCACTGTCATGCCCAGCTCTTTCGCAAGAAAGTAGATAAAAAGCCAGTCGTTACTTGCTTTTCAAGTCTGCCTTGGCATCCTCCACCTTGTTTGACGCTCCAGAGTTCAGCATGGCCAGCTGAATGTCCTGCAGGATTGCAGCTTCAACCGCGTTTTTTAATGCAGCTTTTTCGCCGTCCTGAAACAGTCGTCTGCCGTCAGCGTCCAGCGCTTTTTCAATCATCATGGCCAACGCAAAGTCGGCACCATCGTCCTCATTGGATTTTTTTTGAATCGACTCGCGCTCAGCAATCGTCAGGGGGTGCCAGTACACCTCAAGCACCACGTCGTCGCCATCCTTGACCTCATGTTTGTAAAGCTGGCTAACGCCAAACTTGTTGCGAAGCAGCTCGGTGGCACGCATAAAACATTGTCGTTTCAACTAATATACTATACAACTGCCGTAAACTGGCAAGAAATAATTCCTAGGAAATGAGGACGATCTTCAAGCTCTAAAGCACTGGGTCCAACAATGTCTAAAACTCTTGGCGACACGCTAAACGTGTCGGTGTAGTTAGCAGCGTTGACTGATGTCAAGCCGTCGATTACTGACTCGCTAACCGCTGCAAGTGCTGCCGTACCAGCAGACTTGGGCACATAGACATTGCACTGGATTACCCCGCTGTAATAGTCGGAAGCTGCTCCGTGGTTTTGAAGCGTTGACTGGCTAAATGTGACGCTTATAGATACGTATTTTTTAGTCTTGCCCGGAGTGGTAAAACGAACGTTGTCGTAAACCATCGACACCGTGTTGTCCGCAGCCACTACTGCGTCAGTTACAGCTTTTTCAAAAGCAGCTCTAGCGTTTACAAGAGTCATGGGTCTTTAGTCAAGACGCTTGTAGGCGGTTCCAGCATAGGCGTGCCCGTCTTCGTTTCTGGAATTGCACCAGCAACTCTTGGCTTCGGAACAACGCCTGCCTTAATGCTGGCAAGAGCCGGATTTTCCTTGAACAGTTGATCAATTTTTCTTTTAATGCTTTGAATATAAGCATTTGTTAGACCATCCTCTAAGGCGTAAGCAGCATAATGCGCTTTGTTTCCGATATACACAGTTTTATATTGCTTAAAATTGGCATAAAAACCATTTTTGTTAAACCGTCGTTCAATTACTCCCATATTTTTTTTAATACCCCACGGCGTTTCTACACCACCCTTGCCTGGAGTTGGCTTGTGATAAACGTTTCGCCACGGTTTTCTTTCTCGCCTATTTCGATCACTTTCTGCCTGGGTCTCCCTGCCAACGCCACCGCCTGCCTGAGCTTTCCAGCTAGACGCAAAGTATCCTGTGTAAACAGGACTGTTTTCAGGCGTAGCTAAATCATCTAAAATAGTATTAATAAGTTTATTAAAAGCTCTGTCAAAATAAGCCTCGTAATCAGTCTCAAAATCAAAAAGGTCGTGATTTTTTGATTTGGCCATCAGAACACCACCTCCACAATAAACAGATACTCTTGACCACCCTTGTAAGTGCGAATGTCAGTGATCTGAGCAACACGGCTAGACCCTGCATAGGTAAGCGAAATCGTGTCCTCAAACGTTGGCTGGTTGTCGCCAATTAAATCAGGCGTTACATACAGCTTGGCTGTGCGTTTTTCAGCCTCGGTCTCTTCCTCAGAACGCACAAACTCAAGCGGCACCTGGATCGAATAAGTCGTATCCGTCGTCGTCAACGCTCCAGTGCTGGTGTTGTAGGTCGGAGATGCCTTGCGGGTATAGGTGATCGTGTGATCAAACGACTTACCCAGATCGGCAACAACCGACTTGGCGACGTTTTTAAACAGACTGTCGAGTGCGCCTGCCATCTCAACCCCTCACCATACGGACCTGATAGCTCCCACTACCGCCAAGGCAG